TAATGAGCCTGGCAATCATAACCGTTTTGCCACTACCCATAATGGCCTGCATTAAAACGAATGGTTCGGTCTTGAGGTCTTCATGGATTACATCCAAGGCATCGCTTTGGTATGGTCGGAGTTTAAACATTAAGGTCCTCAAGGAATTTAAAAGCTGAAGATGTTGAATTGCAATTAGGAAAAGCATATCTTACTTCAGCTTTCCACCTTGCTTCTACAGCGTCTTTTAAATCAATATAGTACCCGAGATGTTTTGTTTTTCTATTAATTTTTATCCTACTATGCCATCTTTTATCCCTATTTTCCCAATTAACACCTGTAATACCTGATGTATTATTCTTTTGCATTGAACTATTAATGATATTACACCTTTGTGTTACATGTCGTAAATTTACCCACCTGTCGTCATTGCGAATCCTGTTTACATGATCAACATTGTGTTCTGGGAAGTACCCTTCCATCCACAAGAAAGCTAATCGAGAAGATTTATAACTTATTTTGTCAATTCTTATGTGGACATACCCATCTCGACTCACATATCCAGCAATAAGGGTAGGTTTTACGCCTTTTCCTGAAGCCAACCAATGGAACAACCCAGTTTCAGGGTCATAATTCAAAAGCTTTTTCAGTCGTTTTTGATTGATTTTTGAGGATGGTTTTGGTAATGATATGCTAGTCATGATAACGCCTCCATATAAGGTGTTTTTGTGACCTGAAACCGGACAGCCCCTACAGCTTTCCGGTTTCTCTATTTTTACCATACTATTACTCATTTTGTCAAACCTTTTATGACGTCCAGCGTGTCTCACATTAAAGGTACTCCATTAAATTTTTCTATACAGCCCATGGCAGCATTAAACTCTTTCAACCGACTGAATTGGGATGTTATGAATTCCTGTGGAAAGCCGTAGTCTCTTATAAGCATTATCGCTAAGGCTAGGACATATTTTTCTGCTTTTTCTTTGGATAACCCCCTAACTTTTACATACGCAGCACCAGAAGTGAACATATACTCTCTTGGGATATATTCTCCCAGCGGGAATAATTCTAAATGTGAAGACCCGTCTTTCCATGCAATCACTGTGTTTACTATGCTGAATTCATTTTCCATTTTACCCCCTCCTGCCGGCAATAGCTTCAATAATTCTATCTTCATGGTCGTCCATCCAGCTTTCAATCCCTTCTTTAAACCCTCTTTCCATTGTAGCGAATGTATCAGCGCCAGGCATATCGGTAATGTTACGCATAGCCCTAAATATTGCTTCCGCAGCCCCTTCTCTGATTGCCTCGAATTCTTTACTTTCCATTTTCTTTCCCCTTCTGATATCGTTCTTCTAGCCCGTAATATGGATGACCATAGGTGTCGAATTGTTCGTTGTTTGTGACCCTGTGCCATTCCTCATCCAAATGGCTTTTCAGGGTTATGAATTTTCCGGACATTAATCCAGGGCAAAAAATATCCAAGACTTTCATTAAACGATGTGATTTGGGATAATGCTCCTGGCACCGATTAAATATTTTATTTAAATAATGTGCCACGATAGCCAGCTCGTCGGCTGTTTCAAGATGTTCTTCCATTGTCATTCTTTTATCTCTTCTTTTCATTTTTCCCCTCCCATCGGAAAAATCCGTTTAATATCGTCCAGCGACCGGACCAGCTCATACCGGCCCCCTGCCGCCAGGATCTCTTCCTCTGCTTTCTTCTGCGTTGCTGATTGACGGCCTTTGGGGGTCTTCACTTCGCATCCAATAAATTGGCCACCCTCACCACAAACCGTAATATCCGGTACGCCTGGTTTCCCACTACGGAACATACCACCGGCCTCAGTTTTTACCATCCCGGCTCCAGAACGAAACCAGTATATCTTATTCTTTAAGGAGTACCACGCCAGGTAATCAAGCACCGCCCTCTGAATCATCGCTTCCGTTATTTTCTTCATTCCATATTCTCCTTGGCTCCCATAATACACTAAAAAAAATGATTGTCAACGAAAAAAAGTCTTGACATACGAAAATGGATGGTTTAAAGTCGTCCTCAATCGATGATAAACGAAGTTCATAATTTAACGAACGGGATTTATTTAGAAAGGAGTACACCATGTTAGAAGATTTGTGTGGCGACCTGATCGCCGCGAAACAGACAATGGCATTCGCCAAGAACGAGGTCCTGAGAATAGAAAAACTCATTCTCGACCTCGCCCCCCCGAAGCTGGAAGGGTCCCAAACCCTCCTAACCCCTGGATTCAAGCTCACCATCACCAGCAAATTGTCCCGCAAATTAGATTACGACACCTATCAGGCGCTTGACATTCCTGACAGCATGCAGTTCGTGACTCTCAAGCCAAGCATTGATTTGACGAAGCTGAGGTTAATCGAACAACTTGAACCCGTTCTGGTCGCCCAGTGCGTAACCACCAAACCCGCAAAGACCGGCATCAAAGTGGAGGTATCTGATGAATCTTAATGATTTGATAAAAGCGCAACCGCACTACCCACCGCGAATCCTGATTTATTCAACACCGGGATGGGGAAAAACAACATTCGTATCGTCTATGCCGTCCCCTGTTATAATTGATGCTGAGGACGGCGCACTCGATGATAATGTGGCAACCATTAAAGCAAGCACCTACCCAAAGGTTGAAGAGGCTCTCCGTGCTTTGATTACCGAAAAGCATGATTTCAAAACGGTAATCATCGATACGACATCCGCTGTTGAGAAAATGATATTTGCAACGGTATGCGAAGAAAAGCATGTTAAGTCAATAGAGGATATAGGCTACTCCAAAGGTTTTTTCTTTGCCATGACGCATTGGGAGAAGATCATTGACGGGATGGGTAAGTTGAGGGAAAAAGGAATCGCCACTGTTTTCTCCGCGCACTCCGAAATTAAAACTATCAATTCGCCAACCACGGACCCTTATGACAAGTTCATCCTGAAACTACACAAGCACCCTGCGGCCAGGCTCACCGAATGGGCTGACATCATCATGTTCGGTGAAAACCGCGTCATCGTGGCTGAAGTAGGGGAAGGGTTCAACAAGAAAATGAAAGGGGTTGGAGTTGGGGAGCGAGTCCTTTACACTGAAGACCGACCGGCGTTTCTTGCAAAGCAGAAATCGGGCTTCATGCTTCCACCTGAAATAATTATCCCAAAAGATAACGGCTGGAAAGTCGTTGCAGATGTTTTGAAAAGACCCTAAATCATAAAGGAGATCAAAAATGGCTGATTTAACAGGAGCGAATTTAGACCCGAACGTGGAAGAGAACACCGGAGGATTTACGGTTGTCCCGGAAGGAAAGTACCAAGTTGTCATCGTAGGCGATAGCCTGAAGGACACGAAAACAGGAACCGGCAAAATCCTGGAACTAAAGGTCCAAATCGTGGACGGAGAACACCGGGGAATGACGGTCATTGACCGGCTGAACATCGTCAACCAATCGGATGTTGCCCAGAAGATTGGACAGGGTCAGTTGAAACGTATCTGTAACCTTTGCGGAGCATCGTACCCGCCGTCAGATACGAGCGGTTTAATCGGGAAGCCCATGCAGGCCACGATAAAGGTCGAAGAGTTTACCTCAAACAATACCGGTAACCTGCTCCAAAGCAATAAGATTTCCGGTTATAACCCGGTCCCAGCCGTTCAGGAAGGAACCAAAACGGCATGGTAGATTTATCCAAAGTGCTTGGCCAGGGGAGTCCTGGTCAAGCGGTGGAGGCATGGTATGAGGCGAATAATAAGCCACGCCTACACCTGGGCCTGTCCGAAATTGGCCATGAATGCCAGAGGTACTTATGGTATCGACACAACAGATATCAATCAAAGGCCATTGACGGTAGGACGTTGCGCCTGTTCCAGGTGGGAAACAACATCGAGGATCAGGCTATCGATGATCTGAAAAAAGCAGGGTACACCATCACCGATAATCAGAAAGAAGTCGTGTTTGATCATAACGGAATCTTCCTAAAAGGTCATATTGACGGCATAATCACCGGACTGCTGGAATCTAAAAAGCCTCATTTGTGGGAGTGCAAGAGCGCGAATGACAAGAGCTTTAAGAAACTCCAAAAGGTTGGATACGAAGAGTGGAATCCTCAGTACCGGGCACAGATCCATGTGTATGCTTTGGGCCTTGGCTTAGAAAATATCCTTGTATGGGTAGAGCATAAAGACACCTCAACAATTTATACCGAACGGATCAAGTTGAATAAGGAATACGCGGTGAATACCTTGCAGTCAGCGTTTGAAGCTATCTCACAAGAAACACCGCCAGAGCGAAAGTGCCCAAATCAAAGTTGGTGGAAAGCAAAATTTTGTAATTTTAATGAAGTCTGTTGGTAACCCCAGCAAACGAGAACCTCCAACGCCCAGGTGGCCGGTAGGTCGGAGTAGCGAGGGTGGTAAACCATCAAT